GAGCAGCTCTTTGAGCAGTTGTGCGCGTGAAATTGCCATGATTTACTCCTTACAGGCCAACGGCGTTGGTGTAGCTGTGGTAGCCGGGGTTGATTTTGACCAGCAAATCGGTGTAAGCATCGCCCACGGTCGAGAAGCCTTGGATGTTTGCAAAACCAACAACGCGGAAAGCAGCAGTTGTAGTGACGGCAGAAGCGCCTGCAACCACGGAAGCGGTGGAGTTACCAGTAGTTGTGTTACCGGTGGCCACAGCGCCAGTGGAGAAGAACACGTTCGAACCCAAAGCAGCTTGTGTCACCGTGCCAGCGGACTGGACTTGGAACACGACATCAGGATCATCAACCACAGTAGCAGTAATCACGCCGGTCACGCCGGTGGGGTAGTACTGCGAGAAGATTTGCTGACCTTGAGCATTGACGTACGAGCAGCCGGTGAACACACCAACGATACCGGTGTTGGCAGTGCCAACAGGGAAACCGTTTGTGGTTGCATCAGCGCCAGTGGCAGTAGCCACAGCCAGATAGCCGTTGGCGTTCACGTACACGGGCGAGCCGTTGTAAATGTTAGCCGCTGTGCCAGCGGGGTCGATCAAGAAAGTGCGGGTGCTTCCAGCGTATGGAAGACCGCCGATCTCGTTCACGGCACGCAGGCCGTAGGGAGAAGCAGTAGATGCCATTTAAGGACTCCTTGTTACTTTGAACCTGAACCAAAACCTGCGCCACGACTGGAAGAGGACTTGCGGTCCGCAAACAGAGGCATGCGCGGGTCGTTGTTTCGCATGAAGTGGTTGTCCACCGATTCCATCTGGGTCTGAGCTTGGCTGTTGTAGTAGTCGTCACGGGCTTGCGCCTGTTCTTTGGGCATCTCGCAGAGCATGAGCCCGCCGATTTCGACGTTGCCGGATTTATCACCCATCAGCATCAATTCAGGATGGTCCGCCGCCTTCACTGGCACCCAGCCTTCACGCATCTTTCGGGACACGTTTGTCGGGTCAGCTTGACCGAGGATGTGCGTAGCAACCCATCGGTAAACCATCCCGGGCTTGGGGATTGGATCGGGCAAAGCGCTCGTTGGTTGGTAGACATAACGAGTTGTTTTTTCGCGTGACTTCAGGTCACGGGGGTTCCGGTCAAGGGTTTCAGCCATTTGATTTCTCCAATTTAAGAACTTCTGCAGCGTATTGTTGCGGGGTCAATCCATACTTTGATGCCAAAGCAATTTGCCGAGGGGTAAGCTGGATTTTCTTCGCGCCAGTCGAGCGAGCGGCTGGGGCAACTACCGTAGAAGGCTTTCTGGAGCCATCACCGGACTTTGGCTTGTCTTCGCCGCCGAAAAATTCGGGGAACGTAGACTTCATGCGAGAGTCGATTCTCTCGAAATACTCTTCCGAGCGCGGGTCAATGCCCGAGTTCACTAGCTTTTGGTGCAGCCCCAGTGAAAAGCTGGTCATTTCTTCGTAACCGGATGCCCCAAACCACTGGTTTCTTGCCTGCCAGCGCAGTGTTTTGTCATCGACTTGGGGCGTCTGTGGTGCCGATTGAGGGATTTGTACCGTATCTTCGTCCACTTGTAAAGGGGTGTGTCGAAAATTCCTTGCTGCTTCTGCACGCATTTTGGCATCGGTCATCGCTTCCTGCGCGGCAACCAACGCATCAGCGTCACCAGACTCGTACGCCGCCTTGTAGTTGCGTTTGGCCTCATCCAGCGCATTTTCGGCCAATTGCTTGACCGATACTGCGTAATGCTCAGAGCCGTTGTTCACGTACTGTTTGAGCTTTTTGTTCTCTTCCATCATGTGCTGGGCGATACGCTCCAGCTCCTGCTTCTCACGCAGGAGGTTTTCTTTGGCGCGTCGCTCATCGTGGCGGGCGTGGGTCAGCTCTTTGATCCGCTTCTTCACACCTTCCGTGTAATTGTCCATCTCGTCATCGGATGGGTCCGACACCTCGCGGTCCAGCGGCTTGCGGCCACGGTCCTGTTCCGGGGTGTCATCGACGATTTCGACCTCGAATTCGTCGGCCTTGTCCGCCTTTTGGGCGGATTGTTTTTCCTCGATCTCGTCGGGAAACTCAAATTTGTCTTCCATGTTGCTTCCTTATGCGCGGGTGATCCCACGGGGGTCTTCAATTACACACTCCACCTGATCGTCGTTGATCATGCGGAACTCTTTGCCGAAAATCTTGAACCGGGTGCCGGAGTAGGTGCGCACCAGAACAAAATCGCCTTCTTTGCACCAAGCGCCCGATGGGAACTTGGCGGTGTCTTTGTATGCATCAGGTCCCACACGCAATACAAACAGCACCGTGGTGGCGTGTTCTTCTTGGCGCATGGTGGCAGCGTCTCTGACCAGATCAAGGGTTGTGCCCGCGATCTTTTCATCAACCTCTGGAACGACACACAGAATCTTCCAACCTGTGGGGGTCGGGAGCGAGCTGGCTTTTGTGGCGTTGTCGGCATCCGCGTCGGGCTGTTCGATCGGCTGGATGTGTTTAGGCAGGGAGATGCCGGGTGGCAGAATGATTTCACTCATCTGATTGCTCTACTTTCTTCGCAAGGTCTAGGAGATGACGCTCTGCGGTCGCAAGACCTTGAATGATTCCGCAGAGTTTTTGGTATTCGTCAAAGTTGCGGCATGCCCCACCCGCCAAGTCATCGGCGTAGTTGTTCATGTCGGTGCGTATTTGTTCGCGCAATACGCGTGCGAAGTCTTGGATCATTGTTTAGGTGTTCCGGTTGGTTTTTGTGTTTGGGCCAGCAACTGCGCAGCACGCAACTGTTGGTCCGCTTTGCTCTTGGCGATGTCAGCGCCAATCTTCAACCCGGCTTGCTTTTGAGCATCATCGGATTTCGTCTTGCTCTCTTGAATCTGAGCGCCCACACGCATGGCATCCAGCTCCAGTTGCCCGGACACCTTCTGCTGTTCGAGCTCTTGCTTGTCGGCTTCGGCCGCAGCGTCGATGGCCATCTTCTGCTGGCGCATCTGCAGGTCTTGCTGAGCCATCTGAATCTTGGCCTGCTCGATCTGCATCTTCATCTGGAGCTCTTGCTGCTTCAACTGCAGCTCTTGCATCTGCATCTGGATCACTGGGTCCTGTGCTTGCTGCTGAGCTTGTTGCTGCTGCGCCTTCATCTGTGCCTGCTGCGAAACCTGCTGCGCGGCTTGGGCCATCATGGCCGACAGAGCCACTTCCACCTCGGGTGGCAGCTTCTCGTCTTCGGGCGGCAGGGGCATACCCAGTTGTGCTTCCACCTTGTTGCGCATCATGAACCCGGCGTGCTCAGCGATGTGCGCTGTGGCCTCGGCCATGATCTGCTGCGCCTTGGGGTTCTGGCCAATCAGCGCCATGATCTCGGGGTCCTGCATCATGGCTTGGTGCACCGCGATGTGCGCCTGATGGTCTTGGTACAGGAACGCCTTGACGGGCGACAGCTTCAGGATGCTCTGGTTTTCCGACACAGGGTCCTTGGGCTTCATGTCGTCTTCGATCGGCACGAGCTTCTCGGCGTTCTTGATACCCAACACGTCCAGCATGCCACGGTGCAAGGCGGGCATGTCGTAGATGTCCGGTGCCATCTGGGCCATCTGGATCACAGCTTGGTACTGCACAACACGCTGGCTGAGCGTGGCGGCGTTCGGGTCGCTGACAGGCAGGATGTCCACGTGACGGTAATCCGAAGCCTTGGCCTTGGGGCCCTCTTCGCCATCGGGCTCGTAGGTGTACTCGTCGTCTGTGTAGTCGCGGATGATCGAGGCCAGCAACTGCAGCTCTTCCTTCAGGGCGTAGTGCACGCGGGCCTGAACAGCCGTCATCACTTTAAGCTGGCGCTCAAGGATAGCCAGTGTGGAGCCCACAGGAGCGTTGGCCCCCATGTCCGCCACTTTCATGTCGGCCGTCGCGGCGAAGCGGCGACCTTCGTCGACCACTGTGCCCAAGAGCTGGAACAACGTCTGGCTTGGCTCCTTGTATGGCAGCGGCATGATGTTGTCACGGATCGCGCCCGAGCCAACGTCCACGTCACGGAACTCACCCGGAGCGATCGGGGTGTCATCACCCTTGATGCGCAAGCCGCGTGTCTTCAGACCACCGGGCAAGTTGGACAGCGTACCGGCGTCGATCAACTGACGCATCAAGCTGGTGGCCGACTTGGCAAAGCCGCCGATCAGGTGGAACAGACCGAAGCCGTAGGCACCGAAGCCGGGGATGTATTGGTAGTGCACGAAGTGCTGGCGCTTCAAGTGCAGGTCATCGTCTTCACGCCAGTTGCGGCGCACGGACAAGATGGTGTTGGTGCCACGGATCATGGTGACCACGTACGGCAGCGCGATCTCTGCATCGTCTTCGCACAGCGGGTCGCCCTTGAGGTACAGGTCCACGTGGGACTCGTACAAGGTGAAGCGGTCGTCGTTCAGATCGCTGAAGCCGGTCTCTTTGTCCTTGGCTTTGTTGATCTCGCTGATGGCTTTGTCTGGGTCACCGATCTCCACGTCACGGTAGAAGCCAGCTTCTTGCAACTTCAGAATCTCGTTCTTCGTCTTGCGCATTTGGTGCGTCAGGCGGTAGCAAGTCTGAATGTTGGAGGTGCCGTAGGGCAGGAGGATGTCTTCGGCCGGAATGAAGATCGACACTTGGCGGTCAAGGCTTGGGTCGAAATAGACCTTCTTGAACGCGGAGCCTGTGGCAGGCAGTGACCACAGCATGCGCTCGTGCTCAGCGCGGAACTCCTTCATAACTTCTGTGAGCTGGAAGTTCATGTCGTCCTCGACACGCTTGGCTGCTTCCTTCTTGTCCAAGGTCTCTTTGCCGATGATCTTGGTGCGCACCGGGCCCGCTGCAGGGAACGTCTCGGTGATCGTTTCTGACTGGAACCTGACCACAGCTTCTGTGATCATGGGGTGGAACACGCCACTGGCACCGTTCCACGGCTCCGTGCGCTCCTCCATGTTCAGGCCCAAGAGCTTGAGGCCCTCGGTGTACGCCTTCTCCCAGTCCTTGCGGCTGTTGCGGTCGTTGTCGATGTCGCCAGCCAGATCGCCTGCAAGGGTCTGCAGCTCGCCGTCATCAAGGAACTCGGCCAAGTTGGCATCGAAGTCATCAATGCTGGGCTCACCCGGCTCGATGTCGATCTCCATTTCGCCGAGCTTGATCTTCACTTCTTCGGGATCAACGATCTCGATCTCCAGCGGTTCTTGCCCAGCGGCGAGGGCGTCCAAACCCATTGGGGCTTGGGTCAGCGATTTGTCAAAGTTGGTGGCCATGTGTTCAATCCTTAATAGTACGCAGCTTTGCGCTGATATCCGTACAGGTCATCTTTTTCGTCGCTGTCCAAGTTGATGAACCCCCCGCTCCTGAAGCGGTGCAAGGCCATGCTTGTGCAGTCAACCATGTCGTCGTTTTCGGACGCCGGGAAAGCTGCGACTTGTTCAACCACCGCCTCGGCCCACCGTCTTCCGGCAGGATACCAGACCATGCCCGATCTGAAAATATCTGAAACGGCGTTCAAGCGGGCAACTTTGTCCCCCGTGCCCCGGTGGGGGGTGAATTCTTGGACCGGGATGCCCATGCGCCGCAGCTCTTGGTACAGCGGGGTCCCGTTGGACTTCTTCTCCACGATAAACGCTTCTGGCTCCCACTCGCGGTACTCCCGCAACGCCAATTCCTTGAGTTCAAAGAACTCGACCCGGGTGTTGATCGCGTTCATCAGGATGATGTTGGGCTTGCCGTCGGTCAGGCGCGGGTGACTGAACACCCCCCATGTCAGGAGCGCGGTGAAGTCGGCCCGGTTGTTCTTCTCGGCCGCAGCGTCCAGCGTCATGATGACAAACTCCAGCTCGGGCGGGTCTTCCTCTTCCCAGAGCTTCCACCACTCGCGCTTGACCATCGCCCCTTCTTCGGACGTGGGGTTCTGCTGGTACTGGGCGTTCCACTGGAACGTCGGCATCGACGCCCGGGTCCGTTTCAGAGCGTCCAGATCAAAAAACTCTGGCCACAGCGCCCGCTCGTCATCAGTTCCTTCATTGAAGATTGCGGGGAACTCGAAGAACTCGTACTGATCCGTGTCGTCGTTGCGGGCCATGTCCTTGGCCATCATCCCGATCAGGTCGTTGGGGTGCCAGCGGGTGTGCACGATCGCAACCCGACCTCCCGGCATCAGTCGCGTGCGGGCACCGAATGTGAACCACTCGTACGCCTTGGTGAACACCTCGTAGTTGCCATTCAAGATGTCCTGTTCGGAGAACGGATCGTCCACAATCAGGAAGTCAGCACCCCGGCCAGCCAGCGCGGAGCCCACACCGCAGGCGAAATACTCTCCACCCTCGTTGGTGTTCCATCGACCGGCACTCTTGGAGTCCGCAGCCAGCACGACGGTGGGGAAAATGTCCTTGTACGCGGGCTGATCCACCAGATTTCGCACCTTTCGGCCGAAATCCACCGCCAGATCGGTGGTGTGGGAGACCATCAGCACCTTCTTATTAGGGAAGTTGCCCAGAAACCATGCCGGAAAGTAGATTGACACGAGCTGTGACTTGCCATGCCGGGGTGGAATCGACACTGCGATCCGGTCTTTGCGGTTGTGGGCCATGTCTTCCAGCAACTTGGCCAGCCGCTTGTGGTGTTTGCCCACCTTGTAGTCCGGGCTCATGCGTTTGCAGAACTCGATCAGGCTGTCACGGGCCAGCTTGGCAGCTTCCCGGCGTTCCAACTCTTCCAGCGCGGCGTCAAATGCTTCCAAGTCCTCGGCATCCATCTTGGCCAAGTCCAGCTTGAGCAGTTCCTCGATGGTGAAGTTGGAAAAATCAATCATCCGCGTCTTCCCGCAGGAGTTCTGCAGCCGCAGCCTTGGGGTTGGGCTCTTTGGGGTCCACGTCAACAATCTCTTCCGCCTTGCTGCGCATCTCCAGCAGTTTGGCAATCCGGCCCTTGATCGAATCTTCCAGCTCAACGGTGGTCTTGTGGCGCACCGTGACTTCGGACCGCTCAACAAACAGGCCCACGTCGCCCACTTTACCCAGCAGCTCCAAGGCTCGCATCCGAATCCGGGCGTCTGGGTGGGTGGTCTCTTCCAGCAGCTTGTTGGTGACGTAGGTGCGAATCTGCACGGCCGACTTGACCACGATCTCGTCGTACTCGCTCAGCACGGCCTTGAGGTGCCGGGCAGCGGCGCTGGTTTTGATCGCTTCGGTCTTGGCCAAAGGCAGGGGGTTGCCCTGTGTGGTGTCGATGGACTCGTGGAACGCAGCGCGTGCGGCCACTTGATCTTCCTCTGAAGGCTCGACCGGCACCCCGAAGGCTGTCAGGAACTCGGCAGTGTTGAACAGGGCCTCTGTCTTTTCATGCAACAGCAGCATCCCCTCCCGCCCAGCAGGCAGCGGTACGGTCAACTCTGGTGTCAGTGTGATCATGGCTGCATGATACATCATAAAACGAGACCATGTATAGCGTGTTCTGGAACAGGAACGCAAAAAATTTTTGCAATAAAAATTTTTGCAAGGGGTGTTTTTTGGAAAGGGGGGCCTGTTCTGGAACGCGGGGGTGGGGGTCGGAGATTCTGGAAACATCATCCCATAAACATCATTCTCAGAAAAAATGGACTCTGTTTGTGGGGAATACAATGTAAGTGCAGACGCGGCGGCTTGCCCAAAAAGGCTTGGTGGGGGGCCGGTGGGGTCGCGGGGAACTGGTTGCTCAGGGGGTAGACGATTGGCGCGGGGAAATTCCTACCGGTAGGGAAAAGGGCGAAACATAACATGACATAAAGAAACCGTATATAATAGACACATCGGCAAACGGTAATCCTACCGCCCGATATAACCGAAACGGGTTTACATCATGACAATCGAAACATTCGACACAATCGCAGCATTCAAAAGCATCGCAGCGGCCCACAATGCCGGGTTGACTGCCCTTGACGTTATCAAGGGTCAAATTGAGGCTTTGCGCAAAGCAAAGGTGACATTCGGGAAATCTAAGGCGACTTGCAACTATCGCATTCAATGCCTCGATGCTTACAAAGTGGCATTCCCCGGAAAGTCAAAAAAGACATTGGACAACTATGTAACCGCCCTTGTCGCGGCCGTGAATGACGGGGTTGAATTCTCATTCTCAGCATCAAAAGGCAAAGCCAAGACAAAGGGCAAAGCAAAGGCGACAACCGAAAAGGACGACACAATTTTCCCTTTGCTTGCAAAGTTGTTCAGTCATGAGGATTTCAAAGCCACAATGGCGGAAATCCAAAAAGCATACGCTGACGACAAAGGCACCCTTGTGGCGATTGTGCGCGACATGCTTGAGGCTGATGGATACGAAATCACCGAATAATTCCTACCGGTAGGAAAAACCAAGCCCGCGAAAGCGGGCTTTTTTACGCCCCGACACCGGGGCTTTTTTGCGTCTGTACATCTTGGTACTCTTTCCACGTTTGGACGTATTCTCTTTTGGCCTCACTTCTCCCCTGCGCACAGGGAACTGGTGGCCTCTTAGCAGCCACGCAGCCACGCAGCAGCCACGCAATGTGCGTACCTACGCAGACGTTTTAATTTTGTACGTAGTCTCCAAAGTACTCAGTTGCTACGGCGCGTTCCAAATGTTCCAGAAATCCAGCGCGTTCTAGAGACGTTCTGAGAACATGTTGGAACATCATGTCCTGTTATGTTTAGCAATGTCTTGCACGGATTATCGGCAGGATTTTTTTCTTTTTTCTTTATATATATACTACTTACTACTACTACTACTACTACGTTCCAAGAACCCAGCAGGTAAATTACAAAAATCCCAAATGATTACAAAGTAAAGGTTCCTACCGGTAGGAAGTTTCTGGTTGTCCGGAAACAAGCCAAAAGACGGTGAAACAAAGCGCCAAACACAGTAAAGGTCGTTTTTTCCCTTTTCGACCCCTTTTGTCTCTGGAACACACTGGATTTTTGCCCACTTTTTAAGCATCATCTCCAACGTAACATCACCATTCGGCATCACCACACACAACATCCCTTGTGTTCCACGTTCTGTTCCAGTACAATTTATGCTCTTGGAACACACTGAATCTTTTGGAACTTTGGAACGCCGCATGAAAATCACCCTCGATCTCCCCGTTGACCCTGCCCTGCAGCAGACCTTTGCCCATCAAGTCACCCTTGAGGCCACCACACGAACCGCTGCAGACCTCCACCGCCTCAACCTCAAGCGCCAAGCCCCACGCAAGCCCACACTCAGGGACACCCGCGAACAGCGTGCACACGATGCGCTGCACAAGACCTTGCCTCCTGATGCCGATGTGCTGACCCACATGCGCCGCCTTGCCGTTGGCAATTACTTTGTCGTGCCAGCTTCGCAGGCCGTTGCCGTGCGCAACATGACCCACCGTGAGCTCAAGGAACGCGGCATCAAGTACACCACCACCAAGTTCATCTATGGCCGCAACCACTTCATCAAGGTGCAGAGGCACAACCCCATCAACGACTGACGCTTTGCGTTCTGGAACAGATGGTATGTACTCACGTTTGATGATGTTCTGACTTGACAAGTACTGTCTGACCCTATATAATGGAGGCTATGTAAGGGATATCACGCCCTGCATTGGCCACAGACCTACGACACTTTTTCCTACTGGTAGGAAACCTCGGCCAACTTGTTCATTAACATCTTATCAAGCAAGTCTGTCTGACAAACAGACTATGAACCGCCGCTGCGTACATCGCAGAAACCGGCACATGGGCCACAACAAAACCACAAATCAGTCCCATCAATGCTCGGTGAATAGGCGTGCCGTAGCCAGTCGGCCGTGCACCGCACTCAGGTGCACGAAGCAATCGAAGCAAACCAACCAAAGAGTAACCCCTATTCAGGGTGGACACACACCCTGCACATGCCCCTCACGGGGCCGGAAATTTCCGCTGCCAGCCCATGCGCACGGTACGCCGTGGCATGCCGCGCATGACATGCGTGGGCTGTCGGATGCGATTTCCGCATCACAACCAATCGAAACTGAAAGGAAAGATATGAACATACTTGACTCAATATTTTTCGCCGCTGCTGGCGGTGCGTGCATCGGCGTTGTCATGTGCGAGGACGACATTGATGGGGTGCAATACTTTATTGGGCCAGCCATCGGCCGTGACCAGACTGTGGATGAGGTGTGGATTGCCGAGAACGGGGACAGGTTCCCTGACCTTGCTGGCATGGCGCTGTTCCACAAATGAGCATCCTCGCCGCAGTCAACTCGGTGTCAGCACACGTGACCATCAACAAGGGTGACATGGCTGCACAGTTTTACGTCAACCGTGACGGGCTCATGCCGCCCGTGTACGTGTATTCAGGTGGCATCGGATACCAACTCCGTGCCACACCCCCGAGTCTTGATGACATCCCCGCTGCGCTGCGTGAAGACGTAGACAAAGCGATCAGGAAGTATCAGGCAAAGTTCCTACTGGTAGGAAGCAGAGGATAACTCTGCTGATCGTAGGAAAGTCATAAACCAACCAACCGCGAAAGAAGATATGGAAACTACATATAACCCCGAGCAAATCGAGACCAACATGCGTGTGGCTGCGGCCATCCTGAATTACGGGCGCTGGAAAGAAGACTACACATTGGTGAGGGTATGCGAGCCCCGCATGTGGCACCGCCGTGAGCAAGAACGCTACCCCATGCACAGCGCCGTGGTCAAAGCGATCAAGCTGGCACGACCCGATGACTGGCAGCGGCTGCTGCTGGAGTGGCCACATGTGCCCACCACAATCGATGCCAACAACAAGGCGCGGGTTGCCTACACCCAGAGCGAGGACAAGGGTGAGCGTGACTTGCAGACTGTCACGTCATTGGGCAAGTACCTGCGTTCGCACTTCACACTGCTGCCCGACCACGCCATCCGCGACTTGGTTGCAAGCGCCTCCACATCAGGCATGAAGTTCGTGCACACCACAGCCGAGATGATCTACCACCTGCACCGTGGGCCCGGCTCGTGCATGGTGTGGGGCAGCTCCGATGTGGACGACCACCCGTACCGCACGTATGACCCCAAGTTCGGCTGGCACATGTGTGTGCACACCGATGGCGATGACACCATCGGCCGTGCCCTGTGCTACCAAAGCGGTGACGAGAAGTTCTATGTGCGCACCTACCGCAAGACCTCGGGCTCGTCATCACGTGACGAGAACATGGAAGCGTGGCTGCATGAGCAGGGGTATGTGCGCCGTGATGGTTGGCATGGCTGCTACCTTGCACGCTTGCCCGGTATCGGTTGCTGCGACTTCCTTGCACCATACCTCGATGGCGATGCGCAGCATGTGGACACCACACACCTGAATGGCGACCGCTGCTTGGTCATCACCGATGGTGGCGAGTACGAATGCTGCAACACCGATGGTACGTATGACGATGCGAACACCCACACATGCGAGTCATGCAGCGACCGGGTACGTGAGGGCGATGGGTATTGGGTTGGCCGTCATGAAGACGCACTGGTGTGCGAGTACTGCTGCAATGAGTACTACCGCTACGGGTATGGTCGTGGTGGGCGTCAATACTACATACACCAAGACGATACGGTGTATGTCGAGTCACAGGATGAGTGGTATCACGACAGCTATCTGAGTGACAACAACATCATCGAGCTTGAGAACGGTGAGTATGAGCACGAGGACAACGCCGTTGAGATCGATGGCGAGTGGTATCACCTCGAACACCCGGACATTGTGCTGCTTGAGAGCGGTGACTATGCCATGCGTGACAACGCATACGAATGCGCTGGCGATGGCAAGTGGTACAGCATCGATGAAGCCGAGCCTGTTGAAGTGGATGGCGTGTCTTACCACCCCGACTACGCCCCTGAACAAGACGAAACAACTTAATTCCTACAAGTAGGAAAAACCAATGAGAAACATCATGCACAAAAACTCTATCCTTCACAAAACCCTCGCCCGTGCTCTGTCCATTGCACGCCCACACGACACCAAGGCCACGCTGTTCTTCACACAGTGGCTGCAAGACGCATTGCCCAAGCACCTGCAAGAGGGCGCATGGCGTGACGTATGTGGCAACCTGCATGTGGATGCACGCTCAAGCACCAAGCACCGCACGCTGTTCGTTGCACACGTTGACACTGTGCACAAGGAAGTCGCACCCAACAAGATTCGCAAGACCGACACACACTGGCACGCTGACGGTGCACCCCTCGGTGCCGATGACGGTGCTGGCTGCGCGATGCTCATGCACATGCTGCACAAGAATGTGCCGGGGTACTACGTGTTCACACAGGGCGAGGAGAAGGGCGGTATCGGTGCGACACACCTTGCAGATCACTACCCACTGCTGCTTGCTGAGTTCGACCGTGCCATTGCATTCGACCGCCGTGGTATCGACAGCGTTATCACACACCAAGGGTATGGGCGCTGCTGCTCTGACACATTCGCACAGCACTTGGCTGACGAGCTCAATGCAACCAACGACAACCTGATGTACCTGCCCGATGACACCGGTGTATATACAGACACGGCCGAGTTCACAGCCATCATCCCCGAGTGCACCAACATCAGTGTGGGCTATGACCACGAGCACAGCGACCGTGAGTCCCTTGACATCCTGCACTTCAAGCAACTGTCCGAGGCCGTGACCCGTGTGCGTTGGGACATGCTCCCTGCCGAGCGTGAGCCGGGAGTAGACGATATGGAGTATGGGATGGCGAGCTACAAGGACTTTGGGTTCCCCACGTATGACGAGCACCAGCCCATCACCGCACACTTCCTGACAACTGAGGATGCGCTGATATCAGCGTTCCGTGGTGTGACTGCACCGCTGGTGTTCCTCATGTGTGAGAGCGTGTACCCCGAAGACCCTGAGATGGCAGCACGGTATATCAACACCAACAAGCTGACCGATGAGGTGCTGGAGCAGATGGAAGACATGCTGTACAGCACCGACCCCGACACCATGCTGGCAACAGCGTATGACATTTGCTACAAAGGAGCATGACATGAACACAGTGACAACGATAAACCGCAACGCCAAGATCGGCGTACCAACAAGCTACCGTGGATGCATCATCGTGCCCGTGGGCACAGGCTTTGATGTGGTGGACAAGGCGTCAGGCCGGTGGATGCACGTGCCCAACCAGCGCACAGCCAAGTGGAACGCCACCGTGTGGACACGACTGCGTGATGAGTTCGACACAGGCACACCGCTGGCCAAGCTGCCTACCATCGAGGCCGAGGTTGTGGTGCGGAAGGTGGTGACAGTATGAAGTACCGTGGCCCCGCCAAACCAATCCCAACACACATCGAGCTCATCACCGACAAGGGTGAGCGTGTGATCTTTTTATTGCTGGCCATCTTCATGGCCGTGTTTCTTTACTTGGAGTGAACTATGAAAACATCTGAACTGACAGGCAACGCCCTCAACTGGGCCGTGGCGAAGTGTGAAGGCCATCTTGAGCCTACGAGGGAGTTGCGAGGCAAGATGATTCCCCGCGTCGTCCTTGACCCGGAGTGGTACGGGTACGACAACAAGCCGATGTTGCGCTTCAATCCTGCACCGGATGTGTACTACCGCCCGGACTATGCGCCGTCCACGGATTGGGAGACAGGTGGGCCGATCATTGAGCGTGAGGGGCTGCAACTGCGCAAACGCAACGACTTCCATTTTCCTGCCCCCTTTTGGCAAGCGGGGCAATGGTCAGACATCACGCTTATGCCCGGCCCCACACCCTTGATCGCTGCCATGCGCTGCTACGTGGCGTCCAAGCTGGGCGATGACGTGGACATTCCCCAAGAGTTGCTTTAACCCTGTGTTGACACAACCCCCAATCTCCTTTATAATGTAATCTTCACTTTGTAAACCACCGAAAGGAAACTTGAAATGAGTATCATCGAACAAACCGCGCAAAGCGCTATCCGCCTGCTCAAGGCTACCAAGGCCAAATACATCATCGTCATGCCCGATGGCACGACATTCAGCGAGGGCGACTTGCAGCTTGCAGTGGTCAAGCCCCGCCTGCGCAAAGCTGGCCCCCTGCCTATCGGCACATACGCTCAGATGTGCAGACCCTACGACAACATGGCCGTGGGTGATGTGGTCGAGTTTGACATTCCACCGGGCGGCACAGGCAAGAGCCTGCATAGCGGCATCACTGCGCACTTCATCCACCTGTGGGGTAAGGGTGCCATGAAGTCCTGCTTCAACAAGAAGACCAACAAGGTCGAGGTGCTGCGTATCAGCTAAGGAACTGGTAGCTTTTGTGGGGTTCGCCCCACCCCTTTTTCCTACGCGTAGGAATTTCCCCAACCAACCGAAAGACATCATGGCAATCAAATCACTTTCATCATCGGCAATGCTGCTCGACCTTCACATGTCCGTGTACACCGGGCGCAAGCAAGACAAGGCCACCGCTGCAGAGATCAGCATCTCAAAGAACACACGCTCGGCCAAGGCCGCATCCGTGTACAAGTCACTGTTCACCGAGGACAAAGACCTCGAAGCCATCGCATCCTATGCAGGGCGCGTGCGCACTTGGATGTACAGCGTGACGCTGCCGTGGGCAGACTCGGGCACACGCCTTGTGCCAACCAAGAGCTTCTTCGAGATCACACACGAGTTGAACGAGCACGAGAAGGAATTCAACCGCCTTGTCGATGTGTTCATCAACAACTATGGCGTGAAGGTGTCATCGCAAGCGTTCAAGCTGGGCAAGCTGTTCGACCCCAAAGAGTTCCCCGATGTGGCAGAGCTGGTGTACAAGTTCGGGTTCAACTACGTGTTCACACCCGTGCCCTCATCGGGCGACTTCCGTGTGGATATCCCTGCAGCAGCTACACAGCAGGTCATTGCACAGTTCGAGCGTGAGCACAACAAGCGTATGCAAGAAGCCATGCGTGAGCCGTGGGAGCGCCTGTACCAAGAGATCAAGCACATCAAGGACAAGATGATCGACAAGGAAGATGGCAAGCCTCAGAAGCTGTATCAGTCCATGCTCGACAACGCGCTGGGCCTGTGCCAGACGCTCACATCCTTGAACCTGCTGGATGACCCCGACCTCGAAGCTGCACGCCGTAGCCTTGAGCAATCCCTGACCGACATTGATATTGTGTCTTTGCGCAAGTCACCCGAAGTGCGTGAAGCCATCAAGATCAAGATGCAAGACCTGACCGACAAATTCTCCCTCGAAATCTAAACCACGAAAGACCATCATGAAATCCTCAATGACATTCAACGAAACTGCTGACTTCATCTGCGCTATTGGTAGCGAGGTGACAACCATTGTTGAGGGCCACATTGGCTCGGGCAAGTCGTCACTGATTGACGTTATCCACGCACGGTTCCCAACGCACCGCAAGATGTACCTTGACATGACCGTCATGCACGAGGGTGACTTCCGTGTGCCAGCCGTGAACCATGACAGCAAGTCCTCCGAGTTCTACCCCAACGCATCGCTGGGTATGCACGACAACACGCCTGTCGTCCTCATGCTGGATGAGATGGGCAAGGCCACCAAGCCTGTCAAGGATGCATCGCTGCCCCTGCTGGTCGAGCGCCGCTTGGGTACGCAGTACCTGCACCCTGACTCCATCGTGTTTGCAACAACCAACCTTGGCGCTGAGTCTGTGGGCGATACGTTCCAAGCACACCACCGCAACCGCATGTCGTTCGTGCAGATGAAGAAGCCCACGGCGCAAGAGTGGGTGGACAACTGGGCACGCTACAACGATGTGGCCCCTGAGATCATCATGTGGGTGGGTGAGCGCCCCGATGTGCTGCACTCGTTCGAGGACTACAAAGAGCCCAACGACAACCCGTTCATCTTTCATCCACGGGCACAGCGCACAGCGTTCGTGACGCACCGGTCATTGGCACAGGCCAGCAAGATCGTGAACAAGCGCCACCTGTACAGCGTCAACGCTCTGGAGACTGCCTTGGTGGGTACGGTGGGTGCACCTGCCGCGCTGGACATGCAGGCATGGATCGCTATGGGTGACAGCCTGCCCAAACGCACAGAGATCATCAACGACCCGGAGAACGCACGCATGCCCAAGGAAGTGGCAGGCAAGCTGATGCTGGCATACCAAGCGCTCAACTGGGTAGAGGAAGACACCCTCGACTCGTGGATGGATTACATGGCACGCATGCCACGTGAGATGCAGGCTTTGTTCTGCACATCCATCGTCAAGAAGCAGGCCAAGCAGTTCGCGCTGGAGAACGACAAGTTCACCACGTTCGCTATCTCCAACCAATACATGTTTGCGTGAGGTCAAGATGAGTACACAAGCAGCAGACGCATGGCTGATCCTCAATGACGCCGATGTCGTTGAACAGAAGATGCTGGCCACGATGAACAAAGTGTTTGGTGACCGCTCCAACCGCGAGATGTTCATGAGCCAGTTGGCCAACACGAGCACCTTCCACAATGCGGTGATGAACATGAGCATGCAGGGGTCAATGACGGACAGCATAAACAAGGTAATTCGGCACACGCTTGAGTCGGCGGAAGTCATGATTCAAGACGACTTCAGGACAAACCTGCCACGCATTGCGGTGCGTTTCCAGCTCCCGCTAGGGGGGACATTTGTTATCCAACCAAAGGTGACCCGATGACACCCAAAGAGCAACGCGCAGCGGATGCACAAATGCTGCTGGAAGACCAGCCAGTGGTTGTGTCCCGCATCGTTAACGTGATCAACGAATTGTTTAGCGTGGACAAAAATTCACAGCGTAATTTGCGGTGGCTGTCCAGCCAGTTGATTGAAGCTGAAGTTAAGACAAGGACTACCTACTCAGGCACTGGCAGTGTACACCCCGAACCACTGGCGAACTATCTCCGGCACCTCATCAAGCAAGAGATAAACGACATGGTGCTTGTAGCAGTTGAGAAACACGTGCAATCAATAGATAGCCGCATCCGCGAGCTACACAAACTCGAAAAGAAAGGATGGTTCCGGCCATGAAAATGACACCACTGCAGCGCATTGAACGTGCGCACGTTTCCCTGATTCGTGACAACGAATTCATGTGGTTGTCCGGCGTCATCGTCATGGGCAACAACACTGTGACAACCGAGCCGGGCATCACTGCCCGCACCGATGGGGCCAACGTCGAGTACGGCGAGGACTTCATTGCCAACCTGACAGATGCAGAGCTCATGGGCCTTGTGCTGCACGAGAAGCTGCACTGTGCGTTCAAGCACCTGACCACATGGCGCACGCTGTATGACGACAACCCTGTGCTGGCCAACATGGCGTGTGACTTTGTGATCAACCTCATGATCGCGGATCGCACGGCCAAGGATGGCTTTGTGCGCTTGCCTGCCGGGGGTTGCGTTGACGAGCAGTACCGTGGCATGGACTCGGGCCAAGTGTTCAAGCTGCTCAAGAAGCAGTACCCCAACGGTGCACCCACCACGGGCACAGGGTTCGACCAGCATGACTGGGATGCGGCCAGCGAGCTGACCCCCGAGCAGGTGGAGGAGCTTGGCAAGACCATCGACCAAGCCCTGCGCCAAGGCAACATCCTTGCAAGCAAGGCGGGGGCCAACGTGGACCGGTCAGTGACTGAGATGCTGCAACCCAAGGTGGACTGGCGCGATGCGCTGCGTGAGTTCGTGGTCAACACCAAACCCGGTGACGACTACACCACATACCGCCGCATCAACCGCAGGTTCCAGAGCCAAGACCTGATGCTGCCCACAAGTTATTCAGACACCATCCACAGGGTTGTGCTGGCTGTGGATACATCGGGCTCGATCGGCAACCGTGAGATGTCGGAGTTCCTTGCGGAAGCCCAATCGGTGTGCGAGTCTGTTAAGCCCGAACTTGTGGATTTGCTGTATTGGGGGCATGATGTAGCTGCACACGAAAAATACGAAGCAGATGCTGTAAGCACTTTGCGCGAGAGCACCAAGCCGAAGGGAGGCGGGGGCACAGCGCCGAGTTGCGTGACAGAGTATCTGCGCGACCATAACATCCGGCCTGACTGTGTTGTCGTGCTCACCGATGGTGATGTGTTCGGTGACTGGGGTGGGGATTGGCCCGCACCTGTGCTGTGGTGTATCAACAATAAACGTACCAGTGCACCGCATGGTGTCACGGTACATATGTAAGGAACGTAATGCTTCGCAAACCAAACTGCCAGTACAGGATTGTCATTCGGGACAACCGTTGGCACGTGTCCTCTTTTCAAGGCAACGTCATGCTCGGGCCCACGATGGATTTTTCTGACGAGTCCGTGCCTGACTGGATTCGCAAAGAGGTCGCACTCCTGAGCCTTGTTGACCCCTTGAGTGAGCTCAAGAACATCGGGCATCGGATTGGCGAAGCGTTTTGGTTATCACCTAAAGAAGGAGAATCACATGAACACGACATTACTGAGTAAGGTGCGGGCGTTGTATCCGCAGAGCCGTCACTTGCAGCGCCAGTGGATCAAGAGCATCCGCCATCTGGGTGACCGCTGGCTGGTGGCACAGCCGCAGGCCAAGGACAAGCTGCGTGAGCAGGCAGCGGGGAGATGGGCATGAGCAAAGAAGCAATGAAGCTAGCGCTGGAGGCGTTGGAAGATATTGGCGATGAGTGGGGGTTCACATCACAGAGAACTGTACCCAAACGAAAAGAAGCCATCACCGCCCTGAGAGAAGCACTGGCAGAGCAGCCAGCGCAAAAATGCAGTTACCCATACTGCGGTTGCAGCAGCAAAGCATGGTGCAAAGTTGAGCGCAACGAAGCCCTCGACAAGATGGCAGAGAACGCCCGTGAGCTGGGGCTGGACTATGAGCCAGAGCAAGAGCCTGTGGCGTGGGAAGGTGGAGAAGGATGGGAATCATTGGCGTGGGAATTGTGCGCTAACGAAAACGGAGAGGATTCCTGCAACGAACTAATTTGGGAAGGCGGACCAATTCCCGAGCCTTGGGGTGACCGTTGGATGAAATATGAGGAAGAAGCAAAACGATTGATTGCACTTGTCCAGAAGCACACCACCCCACCACAGCGCACATGGGTTGGGCTGACTCCGGAAGAATTGGACGAGATGTTCAGCAAGACACTCAAAGGCAAGAAGTTGGTGAATTGGGTTGCCCGAGCCATTGAAGCCAAACTCAAGGAGAAGAACAATGGATGACGGCTATTACTGCGTTATCTGTGGGCGGTACATCGAGGCCGTTGATGGTGTGGTGGTGCATGACAACGTGCCGCACCCAGACATGGCATTTGA